ACTGTTAGAGAAGGTGGTATGCAAGATTATTTTAAATAACTATGTACATTCAACCTAAACTATGATATAATACTAGTATATGATAATAAAAAATAAATGGATTGGTACCCGTAAAAAGACCAGCATTGGAAGGCGTTGGATTAAAACCTCGTCTATGAACAAAAGTAAAAGAAGGTCGTTCAAAAAATATAGAGGTCAGGGATGAGTAATTATATTAAAAGATTGGTACCAAAAAAAATTAAAGTTAATGAAAATGGTAGAGTATTTAAACCGTGGTTAAAGCCTGGGTATCAAAATTTTTATAAAGAAGGAGATGGTGAGCAATATATAGAGAAAAAATTAGAAATTATAGATATTCTTGCGACATATGACTTTGATTTTTTTCCTAAGCTTTTGGCATGGGATGAAAATGGTTATAGTTATGAATATGTTGAAGGTACGGTCTTAAATGATTATGTAGCATCAGATAGTCCGAGGCATATGGACCTAACTATGCAATTTATCTATGAATTAAAAATAGCTATGGATAAGATTCATGAAGAATTATACCATGCATCAATGGAGCAATGGAATGGTAAACAATGGTTATACCATAGAGATTTATGGCTAGGTAATTTAGTATGGAATCATGAATTGAAAAAATTAAAAATAATAGATATAGATAGTGTTGAAATAGTTGAAGTTGGCCGAGTTAGTTTTGAAATGAATTTTTGGTTGTTGCAATTAGAATCAGTATTTATTGAAAGAAAATTAATTGGTTATAGAGCGAAATTATGAATATTGAACAAGTGCTAGAGATGTGGAAAAAAGATTCCATAATAGATGATTTAAAATTAGATGATACAACCGTAAAGATGGCGCGTATCCATAGTAAATACTTAGAGTTAGTTACCATTGCTAAGATGAGTAAAAAGAAAAAAGACTTAGAGTATAAAACATTACTTAAAGATAAGTGGCTATATTATAATGGTAAGTTATCTAAAGAACAGATTGATTCATTTGGTTGGGAGTATGACCCGTTCAAAGGATTGAATAAACCTCTTAAAGGAGATATGAATTATTACTATGATGCAGATACTGACATACAAAAAATGCAAGCATTAGTAGAATATGATAAGGTTCTTATAGAAACATTAGAAGAAATAATGTCTACTATAAGATGGCGACATCAAAACATTGGTAACATAATTAAATGGAGAGCATTTGAAGCCGGCGCGTAAAATTAAAGGTATTCCACCACATGATAAATTTCCATGTAGTTGTGGTCGTTCACCTACTGGTAGATGTTGTGGTTGGCATAAGTTAACAGAAGAAGAATACATGGAAAAATTTAAATTATATAATAAGGAGAAAAATAATGTATAGTTGGAGTAAAGATTGGCCAACCTTAACCGAACTCTTTTTCGGTAAAGGTAATGGACCAACAGGAAAGACAGTTAAAAATGGTATGACTGAGAAAAAACCAGTAAAAACTAAAAGTAAGGAGAAGTAAACTACAGTAATGTTTACTATTTCTAAAGAGGCTGAAAAATATATTGCTGACCTTTTTAAAGAGCAAGGTGAAGAGCTAGGATTAAAAGTAGAGGTTGAAATGGCTGGAACGCCTAGAGCTAATGTTACTTTTAATTTTTGTAGACCTGAGGACATGCATAAGAAATATGAGAAATTTCCTTATAAAGGATTTGATGTCTATGTTGCTGTAACATATATTGAACCTTTAAAGGATGCTGATGTTGCATTAAAGGTAGATGGTACAAATAAAAAACTTACAATCACTGCACCAAACGCTAAGGGTGATGTACCTGGAAATGATGCATCTCTTAAAGAAAAAATAGAATATACACTTATAACTGAGATTAGTCCTAGGCTAGCTTCTCATGGTGGATACGCTGAATTGGTAGAAATAACTAAGAAGAATGAAGTAGTTTTAAACTTTGGTGGAGGATGTCAAGGTTGTAGTTCAGTAGCAATAACATTAAAGGACGGAATAGAAAGAGAACTTATGGGACTTTATCCTGAAATTGCTGCAATACTTGATGTGACTGACCATTCTAATAAAGAAAATGCCTATATGTAATATAACTGTTAAAGTTAAAGATAATGCATTCCTTTATATTGATAGTGATGATAAAGGAGTGTTACATGAATTAAGTGAGGCATTTACTTTTTATGTCCCTAACTATAAGTTTACACCTCAATTTAGAAACAAATTATGGGATGGAAAGATTCGTCTCTTTAATATGCGTGACCAATCAATCTATTCAGGATTATTTGGTTATATAAAAGCTTTTTGTATAGAAAGAGATATAAAGCTTGATACATGGGATGACCCATCAACAATAAAATATAATCACCCAGGATTTGTATATGATGATGACCTATCTTGGATTAAAGATATTCCAATTCCGTGGATACCAAAAGACTATCAGTTAGAAGCTATTCAACATGGATTAAAAACAAGGTCTGGACTTCTAGTATCACCTACAGCTTCAGGTAAATCATTAATAATATATCTCCTTATGAGATATTTTTTAATGCATAATGATGATAAGGTATTAATAATAGTACCTACCACTTCCCTTGTCAAACAAATGTATGGAGACTTTTCTGAGTATTCAGAAAAGGATACAGAATGGAGTGCAAATAAGAATTGTCATGAAATAATGGCAGGACTTTATAAGTATCATAATTGGAAAAGAGTTTATATATCTACTTGGCAATCAATTTATCAAATGCCTAAAAAATATTTTCAGCAATTTGGTATGGTGATAGGTGATGAAGCTCATAATTTTAAAGCTAAATCTCTTACTAGTATACTAACCAAATGTACTGAGGCTCGATATAGATTTGGATTAACAGGCACTCTAGATGGTACACAAACTCATAAACTTGTATTGGAAGGATTGTTCGGTCCTCATAAAAATATAACAACATCAAAAGCCCTTATTGATAGAGGTGATTTAGCTAATTTATCTATAGACATTATATTACTTAAACATAAAGAAGAATCATGCAAAGAAGTAAATGGTATGAAGTACCAAGAGGAAGTAGATTATATTGTGACATGTGAGGCGCGAAATAAATTTATTAAGAACTTAGCTCTAGACCAAAAGGGTAACACATTAATTTTGTTCCAATATGTAGAGAAGCATGGTGAACCATTATTTAGAATGATTGATGAAGCGGTTAAAGGATTATGGGAAATGGGTAAAAGAAAAGTATTCTTTGTAAGTGGTAAAGTCCCAGCCGATATAAGAGAAGAAATTAGAGCTATAACAGAAAAAGAAAAGGATGCTATATTGGTTTGTTCTTATGGTACATTCTCTACCGGTGTCAATATAGTTAATCTAAATAATATAATTTTTGCCTCGCCCAGTAAGAGTCAGATAAGGGTATTACAATCTATTGGTAGAGGATTAAGAAAAACAGATAAGGATACCAAGTTGTATGACATAGCTGATGACCTACATTGGAAATCAAGAAAGAATTATACGCTAAATCATAGTAAAGATAGGGTAGAAATATACGCTAAAGAAAAATTTAAATTTAAGATACATGAGGTCAAATTATTATAAATAGATATATGGATAATCTAGAAAACAAAAAATTCCCAGAAAGACTGGAAGATGTTCCAGTTAAACTATTTAAATTAATTTCAGGTGAAACGATAGTTGCATACACGCATGAGATAGAAGAAGCTCATGGTGGGTTAATAGGTATTGAAGAACCAATGAAAGTAATAGTTGAGGACCAAACACATTTTGTTATGACTCCGTGGCTACCATTTGCATCACAGAAGTTGCATGTATTAGAGGATTTTAATGTTATGTTAACGTCGGAAGTGAACGTTGATGTTAAAGCTCATTATATGAAAATAATATTAGATGGTACTCAACAAAACCAGGAAGAAATCAAAGAGGATATACGAAGACTACGAGGTGGTTCTACTGTACACTAAGCTCTCTATTCTGGTCTCCCCGACAATCTATTCTATTATATCATATAAATACGCAAAAGTAAACAGTCTTTGCAAAATAAATATTAATTAATTTACTGTTTACTTTAAGGGATAATTATGATATAATGTATATAAACATGGAGATAATATGAGTGAAAAAATCAAACCCAGAGAGAAACCCCATTACGTAAATAATCGACAGTTTTCATATGCTGTCGTTGACTATGTGACTGAGGCCCAAGAGGCTAAGAAAAAAGGATTAAA